TTTCTTGGAGTGATTCGATGATGCTGCTCTTGGACAGTCCCATTGGGTTGTTTGTTTTAACTGAAGTAATTATACAACAAAAAAGGGGGTCCGAAGACCCCCTGTGGACAGTTAGGAAAGTGGATCACTCACCTTCTGCTTCTTTGAGTTCCTCAATCAGGTCCTCTTTTTTATGGCGTCTATCAAGTTCAATGCCAAGAGTTCTGCCATATTCCTCAAGTTCTTTCTTACTCATGTCTTCCAGAGTAGGTGCTTCTTCTTCTACAACCTCTTCTACAACAGGTTCTGGTGCAGGAGCAGGTGTAGGTGCAGGTGTAGGTTCTGCTTTGACCCCTCTGATCAAATCTCCAAATCTACTCATTTTTTGTAACCTCCTTTCTTTTTCCTTTTAGAACCACAAGAACCTTCAAGAATTTCGGTTCTTTGCTCATCAGTAAGAGTGAGCATTTGCTTGAGTGCTTCCTCTTCGGTTGCACCCTCATCAATCAGATATTCCTTGATGGTATCAAAGATATCAAGTTCTTCCATTCTGTTGCGAGCACCAGGACGAGCCATAGGTCTTCTACCAGGAGCAGTCATAGGTCTAGCACCAGCAGGAAGTTGATATCCACCAGCAGGTTTAGCGGCAGCAGCAGATCCAACTGCAGTGTTAGCAGCAGGTTTAGGTGCTGGGCGACCACTAGCCATTCCACCAGGTGCTCTATCAGCATTACGAGCACCAGGACGAGGTTGAGGTCTAGGAGCATTAGCAGCAGCTTTAGCAGCAGCCTGCTTGTCTTGTTGAGCACGAAGAGCAGTACCAGCAGGTGCCTGCTTATTCATTTTTTCTGGTGTGTTAACACTCTTGATAGAAGCATCAACAGATGCTTGCTTTTGTGCTGCAGTAGGATTGCTCTGTGCTTGAGTTGGTTTTGGAATAGAGAAGTCTTTCTTTGCAGCACCAGCAGCTGCCATCTTCTTGCCATATGCTGCAGCAGCTTCAGGATCACTCTTTCTCAAGCGATCATACTCTCTATTAACTGCTTGCTGATCCTTATTCAGAGTAGATCTAGGACCATATGCTTTTTCTTGAGCAGTTGGTGGTTTTTGTGCTGCAGCTGCAGGTTGAGCTTTATTTGCAACAGTTCCACCAGGTGGTGTTGTAGGTGCAGTACCACCACCAGCACTTTTACCTGTTAAGAATCCACCAACACCAGCAGCAACAGCTCTAGGAACTGCAGTCATTCCTCTAGATACTGCATTCAGTCCTCGTGCAAGTGGATTTTGTGATGTGGTCCTTTGACCAACAAATCCCTGTCCATATGCACCTGCAACATCTTTAACAGCAGCACCAGCTCTATTAATAGCACCGCCAACTGCTCTACGTGCTTGTCCAAATTTTTGGCGCAGATTAGCACCAAAGTTTTGAGCACCTTGCATTCCAAGAAATTCGTTCAGAACTTCTGGTTGATCACAATCAGCAATAAATGCTTCTGTGATTTCATCGAGAGTATATTCTTCAAAGTTAATACCCTCTTCAATACATGCAGCAACCCATTGGTCTGCAGTGCTATTGATAACTTCTTCCGTAAGTGTGGAATCATAGACGGCGGCAACTGCCTCCATCATAAGTTTTGCATCTTTTCCTGTAATTCTATCCATTTATCAGTTCTCCTGGATTTGCTCGAACCATTGATCGCTCATTCCACTGATAATGGAATCTGCGGAATCTACATCGGTCGCATAACCTTCCTCAATGAGGTGTGTTACAACCTTTTCATAGATCTCTTTAGTCTCTTTTAATTGTCTTGGGGAAGGTTTCATCGCCTAATAGATTTTCTATACACTTATTTATTCATGCAATAAGTTCAATAAACTCACCCAGAACTTTCTTGTTCATCTTTTTACCTTTCAGACTTTTAGCAAAAGCAGATTTGATTTTTGCTTTGGTAGCACCATCATCAACATCAAATTCAGAATCACTAGACAATGCAGTGCCAGAGAGACCAAAGTAAGTGTGATATCCAGATTTACGAATTGCAAATGCACGTTCTTTCTTCCAAATCTTCTGGATCTTACCAAATGCTTCAGTATTCCAACCAGTATAGCGACGGATGAATCCATTAGCATCACGAGGTTCTAGAACACGAATACCAATAAAGTTTACATCAGTAAAATTATCACGAAGGTTGCGAAGAAGAATATCAGTAAACTCATACCACTCACAATCTAGAGAATAAGTGTTTCCAGTTTTACGATCCCGAAGGAAAGCATTATGATGAATTGAACTAGTTCCAATGAAAGGTTCATGTTCCCAATGGCGATGAAACTCACGATGATACTTCAGAGGTGCTGCCTCACCATCAGTCATCACAACACACTGAACTTTCTGCAGTTTGTTTTCTTTTTTGAATTGAGGAAGAATCTGATGCAGTGCCAGCATTGCTTCATTCAACGGTGTCCCAGAAAGACTCAATCCAGTGGGAACAGCAAGATATCCATACTTACGGTAAGAACTTGCCAAGCGATAGAAATTTTTCATTTGCTTTTCCATCTCTTTTAGTTTGGTCTTACTGGTGAAGATATTCATCATACTGAACCATTCGGGAATGTAGAGAAGACCTTCACGCTTTTCATATGGAAGATCACGAATCCCACGAGTTCCATCTTCATTCATAGGAACGAGAGGATAATCATTGGTGAAAGCATACACTTCAAAAGGAATGGAAACTTTCTTACAGAACCACATCAGGTTGTAAAGTTGCTTGAGAGTATCAAGGAGAACATCAACCATAGATCCACTCCAATCAAGAACAAATACAAGACCGTGATTCTTGCCATCAGCAAGAGTAGTTACTTTCTTGAAAAGATCTTCATTGTACTTATAAGTATGAAGTTTGGAGCAATCAAGAACACCAGTGCGAGCAGTGGTAGCACGAGCATAGGAATCTGCTGCTTTCTTACACTCAAACTCTTTCACCAGATAGTTGACTTCCTTTTGAGCAGACTTCTTGAATTTCACAAACTCCTTATCAAGAGAACCAAAGATATCTTCTTCAAGAACTTGATGTTCTTGCATCCATTCATCCCACTCACCAAATCGTGAATGAACTTCAGAATTACTGACAATAATTTTGTTCAGATTGATATTGGGAATCTCAATATAAACATTTTCCATACCATCGTTACGTGCAAGTTCCTTCAGAGCTTCTTCCAGACTATCCATCGTGGAAACTTCTGGTTCATCATCATTATCAGTTCCACCATAAGATTCACCTTCTTCAGGTTCTTCTGAACCAAACTCATCAGACTCTTCTTGAGGTGCATCATTAGTTGGTTGCTCAATACCAGGATCCTGATCATTACTAACTTCAGGTTGATCTTCACCACCTTCTTGACCACCCTGAACTTGAAGATCATCAGTCTTGGTCTTCATTTCCTGTTGCTTCTTACAGAAGTTGTAGAGTTCTTCAGCAACATTCAGAACATCATCAAAGGTTTCTGTATTGGCAATCTTTTCAATCAGAACACTTTCTTCAGAAGTAAAATCAATATCAACAAAATTACCAATCTTGAAATGAAGATTTGCCTTGTCAGCAAGATTCATTGTGTTCAGATTTTCATCAGCAATCTGGAAGAAATCTTGTTCAGCAAGTTCCTGATATCCACGATAGAAAGTCTTGGAGATACCAAGATAACGACGCTTCATCAACTTTTCAATACGAACATCTTCAACAACGTTCACAAATTGAGGGGGAATATTTCTAGAACGGAACCAATCGTTATCAGGAGTATACAGAGCGTGTCCAACTTCATGACCCACGAGCATATCATACACTTGCCCACTTGCACGCTCCCACATCGGAAGAGTCAGCACACGAGTGTGAACATTGAAGCAGGCAGTTTCAATATTCTTGTGCTCAACCACTAGATCCTCGGTTGCCAGAAGTTTGGCGAGTTGAGATTTGATTTCGTGAGAAACTGCCATTGCTTTGTTGCGTATGGACCTATTATACAAAAAAAGGAGGTCCGAAGACCTCCTAGTGGACAGTTGTTAGATTGGATCAACCGTACTTTTTCTTGATCTCTGCACGAAGTTTTTCTGCATCAGAAGATCTTCCTTGTCGATCAAGAGATCTTGCTCTCATCTGCTTCAACTCTCTAGCATCTCGCTCCATCTTGCTCAACTTTCTTGGAGCTTTAGATTTAGGTACAAGATCTTTACCAGGATCAAAAGTCTTACCAACAGATCCATCAGTTTTTGGTTTGGCAGTATCGGGGATTGTGTATCCACCAGGTCCTTTGGTATCGGCTTTCTTATCCTTATCAGCAACAACACCACCTGGAGGTGTGGTTGGTGCAGTATCTTTATTTGGCAGATTTATTTCACCAGTCTTCTTGGCAAGTGGATCATCACCACCAAGACCAGCAGCTGCCAATCCAACCAATGCTGCTCCACCAGCAAGTTTAGCACCTCTAGGCAATTTATTAACTGCACTTGCACCTTTCTTAACACCCTTAACAGTTGCTGCACCAGCACCAGCAAGTGTAGTTTTAAGATTGGACACAGTTCTCTTTACTTTTGAAGCAAGTTTTTCAGGTCCAAGTTGCCTTACACCTTGTGAAGTGTATCTAGTTCCAACTGCAGTAGATCCCTGTGCTGCACCTTTCAGTTTTTCTTGTGCCCGACCTAGTCTGCTAGTTGTTTGTCCAGCAGGAGGAAGTTGACCACCAGAACGAGTTCCTTGATAGGTAACTCCAGTTCCCTTTGTTCCAGTAGCAGCAGTTGCTGCCTTATCTTTAACAGCAGCCAATCTGTCTGCTTTAGATACTGTAGGCTTTACTGTACCTGTAGTAACTATAGGTCCACCTTTTGCACGAGGAAGTAAAGGATTAGATTTAGTTCCTTTTGTTAAATTCTTTAAAGTAGTATCTCTCAGACCAGCAGGTGTGCCTGACGGAAGTGCTTTACTAGGAGACCAGTTAGCACGAAGTCCTCTGCGAGTTGTTGCAGCAGATTTAGGCAGATTCAAAAGATTTTGTGCCTGCCTCATCGTAGCATAACCAGTTCCTCTGGTTGCTTTAACACCAGTTCCAATCTGTGCAGCAACATTCTTGGCAGGACCTTTGAGCATCATTTTACCGATGGTGGTCGCTGCTCTGAAGAGACCTTCATCAATATATTCAACATCGTGAAGTTCTTCACGATCATGCATTTTGTTTACAACTGCAGTAGCGATATCTTCATCTAACCCTTCAGATAAGAGACGTTCATACATCTCTTCGTAAATGTTATGATCCATCGGTATACAAATACTTTTTTAGGTATTTATCAATCTTATGGTCTCATAATACGACGAAACCGCCTTATCAGGGCGGTTCTTGTGCTTCTTCTTAAATGCTTTGAGTGCTTCTCTGCGATCCCTCATTGCTTGAGGTTTGAGAGTAGGTTTCTGTTCCTTACTGGAATGATGCTGCCAGTTTGGGGTAATCATTACTCCTCCGTATCTGAAGATACTCTACGTGAAAATCCTTTGACTTTATCGAACATTATGACACTTTCAA